GAGTTTATACGCTTTATAAGGACTGGGGATTTAAGCGGGCTGAGGATATCGCACAAAATCAGGTTATCAGGGCATCGAATAAAGCGGCGTTGAACGTGTACAGGCAGAGCGGAGTGGTAGAGAAGAAAATCTGGGTTACTCATTTTTCGCCTAATACCTGTGCCCATTGCGAGCAGTTAGATGGGACTACAATTGGATTGGAAGAAAACTTCTTTGACTTAGGCGATGAATCAAGGGTGGAGGTAGAGGGGAAAGAGCAAGTATTGAAAATGAATTATGAAACGATAGATGCGCCACCTTTGCATAATCGTGGACGGTGCACTTGCGGCCCTTTAATAGAGGAATGAGCAATACGATGACATTTAGCGCAAAGAGTAACTCCTTTTCTCATAATTATATTATATCAAATGTACACACAAGATGTCAATGCACAGTAGGCGCAATAGTGGACTAGCAATTTGATTATAATGAAAATAAATGTAATAATATTAAAATGAAAATAAGCGGGAGGAATAAAATGAAAAAAACTACAGTCTTGTTTATTTTATTTGGAATTAATATCTTTCTGATTTTTGCTGTTAGCATAGGTTTTTTATTCCCATTGCTTGTATTGTTCTGGTTTCTAGATGATGCAATTGAACATCCACGTCGTTATATATGGAAAAAAGATAAATAAAAAGAATAATGGAGGTAATAAGATGGAACTTCGCACAGATAGATTTAAGCTTAAAGAGCTATTCCCGGATAAGACTAAAAAGTATGCTCAGGAGCTACACAAGAAAGCCGGGGATATCGAATTTATCCGGAAAGGCATCCCGATAGACCCTAAAGATATTGGGATTAAAGAGGGGGAAAGGGCTGCTATCCGGCTAGTAACGACTCCTCACCTAGACCGAGACGGCGAGATATTAATCCCTAGCGGTGCCATCCTGGATGATTTCAGGCAGTCTCCAAGCGTCCTATATGGGCATGATTACAAGAGCTTGCCGGTGGGATCTGATCAGTGGATAAAACAGACAAAAGAGGGGATACTGGCTAAAACCGTCTATGCTAAACATCAATTCGCCGAGGATGTATACCAGTGTGTAAAGGGTAAGCATCTCAACTCCAACTCAGTCGGATTCATTCCCGTTGAAGCTGTGAGCCGGGAGGATGACAAAAAAGCATTTGCAGAATATCAGGATATCCTCGAAAAAGACTACGGGATAGACATGGAAGAGAGCGGCAAGGCAAAGGCCATTTATACGAAATGGATACTGCTAGAACACTCAGATGTCCCTGTGGCCAGCAATGCGCAGAGCCTTAACCTGGCTGTAGGCAAGGGGGAGGTTGTCATTAAATCCGATCGCCTCAAAAAGGACTTGGAGATTGAGGTTGTGAAGGATAAGGATATTGAGATTGAGTTTGAGGTTATAAAAGGTAAAGAAATCGAGGTGATAAAGGATAAAAATGATAAAAAAGAAAAAGAAGGCAAAGGGGAAAAGGCGGCGGAGGCAGGAGCAGAAGAAGAAACGAAGGCGACCATCACAAAGCCAGAAAAAGTAGAGAAATCCTATCCTATTGCCGAAGAAGAGGCTGCAATGCTCGCTGAGGAAAAGCAAGAAAAGTTTAACTGTGAGTGTATCAAATGCGGACATAAACTGACAAGCGAGGAGCATTGCGATAAGATTAAATGTCCTGAGTGCGGGGGCGATATGAGGCGCGCCTCTCGCCCGGGTCCAGGAAAAGTATATGACAGTAAGGAAATCTTATTCAAACCGAACGATATGGGGGAAGTAACGCTTAAAATTATGGATATTCCAGAATTTAAAGAATATATGGAGACGCTACAGTCTCAAGTTACTGAACTAAAAGAAGGCAGAGTCCTAAGCACAAAAAACCGCACAATGGTTAAAGATACAATCGACGCCTTGACCGTACTCAAAGAACGCTTAGATGATCTTTATGCTGCGACTGAACCTACTATCAGGGAAGAGGAAAGAGCAGCGGAGATTGTAGTAGAAAAAAGCTTAATTGTAGAAAAAGATGGCGGAAAGGGTGAGATTGATGATAAGCTAGCCACTGCAGTTGAGAAGGTATTGAACGGCGACAACCTAGCGGAGCTGATAAGCAAGGCTCTGAATGAAGCCGTGGATATAAAAATTAAAAAGAAATTAGGGAGGGTGGAATAAATATGAATAAAAAAGAATTAAACAGCATTGAATCGCTAGAAAATGCCGTCAAATGGGATTATTTCAAGCGAGTTTTGAATTGGCCGATAGATAAAATTGCATACGAGATGCGCTTAAATGAAAGGCGATTATTAGAATGGGTCAACGCTAGGTCGGCGATAATTACAAAACTCGTAGGATCGGAGACGGGAAAGGTTAAGGCAATTAGAGCTGAATTGGGGAAAAAATATCCATTGCCAAAGGATACGCCAAAAAAAAGGCTTGACCTTAATATCATTAAAATTGTCACAGAACATAAAGAAGGGAAATCATTAAACCAGATAGCCAAGAAATTCAAATGCAATCCAGTAGATTTTAGGCGATGGTGGAGTGATAATTTGGGGTTAATTAATCAGGAATTTAGGAGAGAAAGATAATGCTTGCCGGTAATGATGTTGAGATGGGATGGGGCGGAACCCCGAAAAGGCTGAATGTCAGGCAAGATGTAAAAAAAGAGATAATCAAAATTGAGGGGATTAACTACCACTTTGATTTATTTAGGGGACTAGGCACAGGAAAGAGTGGCCTAGTGCTGAATAAACCGTTTCAAATTATTAAAAGGGAAGATGGCGTAATAGCGATTGAGAAAATAAAGAAGACGGGGAGAGTAAAATAAAATGAAATATATTAATCTTGAAGACAAAATAAACGGGGCTGAAACTGTTAGCCTTGGAGAGCTTATGTTAGGATTTCTTGAGCATTTTCAGGAGAATGCCAGTGAAGAAAACTTTGCTGGTGCATCTTACTGGGATGTTATAGAATTTTTTGTTCAGTATCTTGATGACCACGCTTATTATATTTTAAAATCTCATCATGTGAGAATGCCAAAATCTAGACTCTCTTTAATACCATCAGATCTTAAAGATAGATGCGAACGTTTTTATTCACGAGATTGGAGGAAAAATTGGTTTAAGTGAAGCAACAGAAAGATAAATAAATAAGCGATTAATTAAGCTTATTCCAAATGAAATAAGTTTTATTAATCCTGCTGGCTTTGGGAAAGAGTAAGCTAATCTTTTCTAGAGATGTCAGTAGATAGAGGCATTTAGCAGAGGTTGATACAGAGCAACCAGCTATCACATGTTGAATCTACAAAGACATTAGGCACGAAGGCGAGTTGAAGAACCTGAAATTTAAAAGCCAGTAGAGAAATGGAGAAAAAATTGAGTGAAGAAAAGAAAGAGAAAAAAACAATGACAGAAGCCGAACTCAACCAGCAGATACTAACGACTATGAATGAGAAGCTTGCTGAATTTGCCGGAAAAGCCGTTGAGGACAAACTAGGCATATTAGCTGAAGAAGGTAAAATAAACCTGGACAAAAAGAAAACTAAGGAAGTTCTTGACGGTTTAAAGCCTACTGAAGAGGAAGAAGAGGCAGTCGAGAGAGGCAATGGATTTGGAAACCCGAAAAGAATATATGATGTTTCAGGAAATCTTGAAAATAAAGAGGAAATAGAAAAAGCACAAGCTGAATATCTGGAAGCGATAATAAAAGCTAAAGATATCGGAAGGGCAAAGAGAGAGGTCGACCCACGGTTAACATTTGTTACATCTCAAGGTGAATTTAAAACTGCAGGACATATGGTAGAGGGAGACGACAGCCAGGGTGGATTTTTAGTGGCGCCAGTTTATAAAGCTGATCTTAAAACAATTGCGCTTGAAAATTCTGTCGTTAGGAATCATGGCGCAACTATTATCCCACCTATCAAAACCGATTCAATAAGCGTTCCCTATATTGATGACACATCGCATGCGTCTACGGTATTTGGTGGGGTTCAGGCAAAATGGACGGAGGAAAAAGGGACTAAAGATGCTACAAAACCTACATTCGGACAGCTAGGGTTAACTCCGCATAAATTAGCCGGAGTAACATACCTTTCGCATGAACTTCGAGACGACTCTGCTATTGCACTGGTGCCGCTGATTAAGAGAATGTTTGGTTCTGCATGGGGATATTTTGAAGACCTTGCATTCGTTGACGGGACTGGAG